GGAGCCAACATCGGCCTGTGGGGTCACTTCATGTGTTGGCACTTTGATCACGTGGAGATGTTCGAGCCCGATCGGCTCAACAGACAGTGCTTGGCGGACAATCTCGGTGCACACAGCAATTACACCATACACCCATACGGCCTGTACAGTGAGCCCCGGTCGGCCACACTGTATGGCACTGCCGACTCGTGCGGTGACAAGAGCATACATTGTACCGCTGGCACTGTGGAGACCACATGTGAACTACGCACACTGGACGAGTTCGAATACCCCAAGGTTGACTTCATCAAGATAGACACACAGGGTTCTGAACTGCACATACTGAAAGGCGCTGTGGACACCATCAATAGATGCGAACCCACAGTGTGTGTGGAGGTCACGCCCGGCGTGAAGCAATACCAAACGGAAAACGACATCAATGCCTTCTTTAGATCAGTCAAGTACATAGCAGTGGGTGGTTGGAAGAAGGACAAGGTCTTCATACCAAGAGGTCATTGGAGCAAAGACCGTTTGCGAAGAGCCGGCGTGTTACCATCATAATTACGTTGTGCCGTTTTATACCGATAAAATTCCCAAACACGAACCTGTAAATAATAGTATGTTAAAGAACAAATGGTTATGGGCAGTGGTGATCGTTGTGATTGCAGGTGCGATATGGTACGCTAAACCTTGGCACTCTGCACCAGCAGAACCAACTCCCACAGAACAAGCAGACGGTTAATTAAACGTCTTTTATCTTGACCACTGTGAAAGTGGTTCCTTCGACTGATAGGTCGATGCCGCGTGGCCCCCATATGGAGCGCCAGCGAGGCAGTACCCATGAATCGATGTGATCCTTGGACCAGAACTTGGTGACGTGCAACAATCTGGTGTTGCCATCTGTCCTGGTTTGTTCTATTGTGGTTGAAAGGTCTACGTCCGGAAATGTAGTTGATGTGTTTTCCAGTACTTTCATATACTGTGTCATATTTATTCTGTTCAGTCACAACCACCAAATAATTACATCATATGTTGGTAATAGCGTGTGTGGGTGGACTGGGCAATCATGTGAGGAACATGTGCCTGTTGGATCATTCTTTCGATCTCAGCACAGTCACGGACAAACACACACAGGAATATCTGTTGAAGGATGTGTACACTGACTTCAGGTCGTGGCACAACTGGATGCAGATAGAACACCAATTCCGTGCACCATTGGATCCGTTCATCACTGTGCAACACCCTGATCATTCCGTGGACGATCGATGGCGTGTGGAACCCACTGTGTTCACCATGGTGGACCCGGAGACTTGTTACCATCACTATCTCAAGTTCAACTCCAACCTGAACAACCTCACCAAACGATACTTCAAGGAGATGACACAGCGCCAGATCGATCATTGGCGATCCATTGCCGACACACATGACAACGTCACCGCACTGTCAGTGGATGCACTGTTCCAGGGAGAACTGGATGCATCATGGTTGGAACAACTGAACACAGCATTCGGATTGCACATAGATTACCAATCAGCAAGTTTGGTACATGCCAAATGGCAGAAACTGAATCGCAGGGCGGAACGTGACCTGGTAAAACATTTTGTCAGAGAGTACCCAAATGCCATTGACACATCCAACTAAAATGTTATACTAACACAATGAAGCGAGGAGTAACTGCTGGTTGTTTTGATCTGTTACATGCGGGTCACTGCATGATGTTGGAAGAAGCCAGGTCGCACTGTGATCATCTCACAGTGTTGTTGCAGACAGATCCCAGCATAGACAGACCGGACTCTAAGGAATCACCCACACAGTCATTGCCAGAACGTGAGATACAACTGAAAGCAATACGTTGGGTTGACGATGTCAAGATATATCAAACGGAATCAGAACTGGTGGAACTGCTCACACTGATCAAACCAGATGTACGCATCATAGGAGCGGACTATGTGGATAAACCATTCACGGGAGATGACTTACCAATAGAAGTAGTGTATAATACAAGAGATCATGCATACTCCACAACAGAACTTAGACAACGCATTAGGAAAGATTCAAGACCTAGTACGACACATCGGACCCAAGGACCTCCGGGTCGCACATTCGAACAACAAGTGGATGAGGAATACACAGATATGAAATTTATGAATTATGTTTACAAGACGAGCAACGTATGAAGAAGATTAAGAAGACATTGAACAAGAACGAGTTTTGGTTGGGAGTGTTCGCACTCGCAGTGGGATGGTGGATATTCAACGTGGGCGTGTTGTCATCATTGGTGATGATTATACCTTTGCTGATATCACTGACGAGGCCATGATGAAGATAGGATTCGCCTGCAAGTATGTGCATCCAGATCGCACACTCAAACCCAAACTATTGAAGGAACAAGAACAACCATACAACTGTAGGGCGACCACTGTGCGTTGGTTGAATGAACAGCACCCAGATGAAGCAGAAGAACGACTGTGGGAACTGATGCAACACAACATCGAGAGCATATATCAACTGATAGGTTATGTCAGCACACTGCCAGCGGAACTGAGAATGGTTCGCATATCGTCACCCATACTACCGGTGGCCACCGAGGCAACATGGAAGTACTTCTGGAAAGACCGTAGTGTGATCGCATACTGTGAGAAACATTTCATGCGTTGTGGTAACCTTGCGAGAGAGAAGGGTGTGCGTTTGAGTATGCATCCGGGACAGTTCACTGTGTTGGCATCGGACAATCCGGACATCGTGGAACGTTCGATAGAAGAGTTCGAGTATCATGTGAACATGGCTCGCTGGATGGGTTATGGCAAGGAGTTCCAGGACTTCAAGATCAACGTACACATATCAGGTAGACAAGGTCCACAAGGTATCATTGACGCAATGCGTAAACTATCACCAGAGGCACGCAACACCATCACCATCGAAAACGACGAGAACAAATGGGGATTGGATGCGTCACTACAACTAGAGAAGACCTGTGCATTGGTATTGGACATACATCATCATTGGGTCAACACCGGGGAGTACATTTCAGCAACAGATGATCGTGTGAAGCGAGTTATAGATTCATGGCGTGGCAAACGTCCCGCACTGCACTACTCTGTGTCACGTGAGGACATATTGGTTGATCAAGATCCTGACATACGTCCTGACATGGACACACTGTTGGCACAAGGCTACAAGAAACAGAAACTGAGAGCACACTCTGACTACTATTGGAACAGTGCTGTGAACCATTGGGCATGGACGTTCACAGACGACTTTGACATCATGTGCGAGAGCAAGGCAAAGAATCTTGCTTCAATTGACTTCTACAACAAACAGAGTTGGAAGTTTATGCCTCAGCAGGCTTCTGCCTAGTCCTTAATATACTTTTTAAATTTATTATTGAACGCTTCTTCGAAACCATCCATCTTATACACTGCTTCATGGTTACCCCACAGCCTGCGAAAGCATCTGTCAGCCATGGATTCTATCTCTTGGTCGCACCAGTTTGCAGGTACTAGGCGTCGCTTGTCCATCCAAAGAAGCATGTTTGCATCTTTGAACTTCTCCCAAGTCACGTTATCTTGTATCCGTTTTTGATTGCTTTGTTGTACCTGTCCTGTGCTTCGTTCATGTTGCATGTCTTAGTTTCCGACCAACCGTCGAAGGCAAAGTAATAAGTCACTGTGGACAAGTGTTGGGTGGTATTAATGTTGAATGATATGGTATCGTTGCCTCTTTGCATCACACAGTTCTTTACAGTGTCGACTTTGGTTTGCAACATAATAAGATGATGTCCTTTGTTAAAACGTTCTTATGTTTTATATATTACAGTTTGATTAAAGTCTTGTCAAATGGCTTGTTATCGGTCTTTGTTCGATGAACACACAATCGGTTGGAAATATGTTTCGGTCCAATAGGTGTTGTATCTCTTTTGTTGGCATTGTTTCATTGACTAGGTTACTAAACAGGTCTTTGTTGTATCTCATTTTTAATTCTATAGATCGTATCTTGTTCTCTAGATCATAGTTGGATAACTCTAACAATGCCTGCAAGTTTTGTACGATACCTGCGATGCGTCTGTCTATTGTTGGTTGCTCTATGATATCATAGTTAAACAACTCATCATACAGTTTCACTCCGATCGATTCTAGGTAGTTGTAATGTCCGTACGAGTTCAAACACAGCGAAGGCTTTAGACACAGATAAGGCCGCATAGTTTTTTCCGTCATGTAAACAGCATCCGGGTGCATCAGTGACTCTACTTGGACATCTATGTAACTGTTATGGTATTCTGCTGGCAACAAGTATGATTCGTCCTTGTCGAGCATGACACCTAGTGTCCTAGTTTGGTCGACTGCAAATCCTGGAGTTCTGATAGGCAACTTAGAATCTTTTTCTCCATGCCACGACCAGTGGGAGTGTTCTAGCAATCCTTTTCCGGCGAGTTTCAACATCATGGCAATGCGTGGTCCGGTAGGCTTCCCGTTCATTATTACAAATAGTTTGTCACACCCATAGTTAATTTGATCAACGTCTTTCTTGTGTAACACTAATTTTTTTAAAAAGTTAAGCCACCAATTGGCGACAGAAACAAAAGTAACATCCTTTACAGGCAGATTATTCTTATGGCATTGTGCAGTGTAGGTATGTTTTGGATTTGTATCCGGTGTTATTATAGTGACAGGAATGTGGCCAGCGATGGTGTTGAACTCTTCGAAGTACATGTCTCCCCAGTCAATTGAATAGTTGGTGTTGCCTTTTGCCTTCTCCGGACGAGGTAGTCCCGGATGATCGGTAAAGATGTACACCATCTGTTGTGTCCGATTGCGGTGCAGTGTGCGTAGTTTGTCTACTTGTCTGAACACGCAACTTAATTCTTCGGCGCTACAATTTTCTTTGAAGTATTGCTGTCTGTCATCATCCATCGATTCAGTTATCGGAAAACTGACAGTATGGGAAAAGTCCATTTATTTTTTTGCTGGTGGATTACCGTTCTTGACGTAGCCTACAGTTTCTCTCTGTATGTCGTCATGATTAAATTCTGCCCAGTACAGTTCGAATGCCACACCGTCCTTGACACCTTCGAATTGATGATACACGCCAGGTTTGACCTGTGTAAAGTCTCCTGCCTTGAGTATGGTCTCGTCAACTAAATCATAATCGTTCTGCCAAACCCTCACTATCATCTCTCCTGACTCTACAAAGAAGCCATTCCATTTGAATTTGTGTTGATGTTTAGAACAAGTGCCTTTGGCCTTGTATTCTATCCTGTGGAATTCTAGCACACCATTGGCATGCACTAATTCTGTCTGTCCCCAAACTTTGCCTGCTATTCTACTCATTGAGTGGTAACTTCTTCCTATCTTGGAAATATTTTTCCAACACATCCAGTATGTCGTCATACTTGGCAATCTCTAACAATTCTTTTTCTATGGTTTGTGTGAGATCGGAATGTTCACCAATGCCCGCTGGATTCAATCTGTAGGTGTCAATGTTGGCACGATGCATCTCGATCTGTCCCATAGCATGACTGCGTAGTGCGTCTAGTAAGTAATCTCCTGGTTTGCTCATATAATGTATGTATATATTAAAGGGCCCGAAGGCCCTTTGTATTATTTAGAGTATCTTAGTTCTGTCTTGGTAGCCTCGTAGGCATACACTATGGTACCAACTAATGCACAAACAATTGGTACAACCAGCCATGCCAAGGGTGAGTTTGGATAAGTTTGCATTATCCAACCACCGATCTCATAACCAGCCACACCGATCCATGCGAGTGATACGACAAAAACGAAAGCATACATGAAATGTTTAAAAAAGATTTTCATCATAGTATTAGTCCTTGTTGTGATTAAACAAGTTTATTATACTAGATGTTGTGGTATTGTCAACCGTTATGCAGAAGTACTCATAGCAGTGTTATCACTATCTGTGAATGTGATAGTCCAACCGCCGCCACCCTTTGCAGAAATTGTGTAACCCTTGCTGGTGTGCCAACCTTTACGTGATTGTACAGTTCTCCACCATTTTTGGAATTCGCCTGCTGACTTTGAATGATTACCGTTACCTGCGATCTGTGCCGCAATCTCATCTTTAGTCCATTCCTTGATGTGAGTTTTGTTGCCTGGTATTTGTGATTGTGTCATCACTGCTGACCATTTTCTGTGTGCCATATAAAAAATACTCCTGTTTTCAATATTTATACAGAGTACACATAATTCACCATGGCACCATATGACTGTTTCATGCGTAAATTACTGTTGTCAGCATTCTTATTCAGTTGGTGTAACTTTGCCCCATTACGCAAATGAAACCTTGCTACGGGGTCTTTACGTTGTGATAACCAGTCATGTACTGCTGTATCGTCCATGTTCTCTGTGAACTTTGTAGCCAACGTTGGTATAGGTGATAGTGTGGCATAGTTTGCTATGTGTGGCATGGTTGCTTTGACATGTTTTACCATTTGCAACAATGCCTTGGCACCTACTGCTGTTGGTAACTCTGATATCTGTGATGCTTCTTTGGTTTTGTACACAGTCCAGAACATCGCTGTGTCGGGGGAGTCCGACTCTACAGCGATCTTGTTCATGGTGTTTGCGATATCTTTTGTGAATGCCACGCAACTTACGACAGCAATCACGTCTTCTATCACACAGCCAAAGGCTGTGCGATTACCTGTTGTTCGGAATTGTCTTCCTATGTGTGGATGAATTGGGTCTTGGCCTAATACTTTATTGGAGGAATTTAAAGTTATAATTTGCATAACTTATATTACGGCAACTTTTGTGTCATGTCAACTGCGGAGTTTGGTTGATGTCATGCCATGTGTCTAGGTCAGTGACTTCTTTCCTGCCAGGTCCCTTGCAGTGGTACCATGGACTGGTGCTCTTGAAACCACCTTTGGCTCCATCATCTACGAATTTGCGATTAGGTACGTTCACGTTGGCCATATGGTCACCGAAGTGTTGCCACAGTTTGATCTGATCCCAGCCATTTTCATCTGCGTACTCGTGATCGAATTCTTGTTGTATGATTTGTAATTTTGATCTAGTTAGTGGTGTGTTCCTGTACAGCACCCATCCTGCGTTGATCCTGAATCTCATCTCCACTTCTTTCAATACATCATTTTTGTTTTTCCATTTCTTAGTCACTGCCCAAGCATTGAATTCGGTAAAATGTTGAAAGTCTGTGTATTTGTTTTGTCTTACATCTGAATCCACTTGCAGTAGATAATCGCAGTCTTCCAGCAATGCCCTCAGATGGCGCATCCTCACGTTCTGGCACCAACGCACAGGATCCATGGAATGGTTGAATGATTGTGGCACGATGCTAACGCCAAGTTGGGCACCCCATGCCTCCCAGTCACCTTCGCCCACAGCGATCACATATCGATTCTGATATTGATTGTGCAGAGATTTGATCAGTGTAGTGGCCCAGCGTCTGTAGTTCCAGTCGGTGCATGTGACTATGTTGATTCGCATTGGGTATTTAATGTTTGGAGGGTGGGGGCCTGGTAAGAGGCCCCGAACTTACCTTACGCACCCTCAATGGTACGGTCTGTAGGATTTGAACCTACACGTCTTGCAACAATAGGGTTAAACTATCGCGTCTACCTCTTCCGCCAAGACCGCAATTACTATTATACTATCTCGCTTCTCTTTGTGTCAACATCTGTGCATTTTTAGATTGATTGATAAAATCAAAGTCTTCTATGGGTCCTTCTCTTCGTAAGTCTAGTGTGACACAGTGCAATCCGCCATCCCAAAAATATCTATGCCTGAAAGGAACAACAATTGGTTCCATGTTGTGTTTTTTAAGAAAGTCTTCTAATTTCTTGTTTGACTTGTTGATCACTATGTGGTGCTCATCTAACACCAAAACGTTCAAATCAAATACAGTCTCCTGCATCTCACCTGTCCAAGTGTTCATCCATTTGTCTATGAACGCAATTAGATCTGTGTTGCTTTCTTCACCTGGCAACCACCACTTGCCTTGTGCCATGCTTGCCTTTTCTTCTTTGCGGTTCTTTTGCCATGCAAAGTCCGTCTCGTTCAAATGGCAAACATCGATATCGTCTGTGAGTAGATTGTCTATGCTATCTAATCCCGGCAATGACAAAACTACTCCCGGTTTGATCATGTGCCACTGTGCATCTGTGTGTCCACCTTCTGTGATTTTGCACCAATTGATGTCCGGACTTTCCCT